AGACCGCAGACGGGCAGGAGAAGCAAGGGTTTATTCAGACAGCAAAGGTGCTGAGGGAGTTGGTGGAAGAATGATTAAGAGCATACTGCTGATGATATTGGGAGCGGTAGTCGGCACGGTGCTGATGATAATCGTGGCGGCACTGGTAACGGACAGCGGAGAGACGCTGCCGGAGGAAGACACCGAGGAGGAACAGGACGATGAATGAATCAGAACGGGAAGCGAACGAACGCAAAGCGCTGCTGGATAAAAAGAGACAACAGATGAAAGAACTCCGGAGGGAGATCGAAGAACTCCAGGCGCCGAGGTCGATCTCGTGGCTGATGGAGAATCAGATCCGGGAAGTGGACTGGAAGGGAGACGTCAGGACGGTGCCGTTCTCGAACAGCGAGGCATGGCTGAAGATCAGGGCGCTGGCGCTGCATTTATTCAAGCCGAAGCATCAGAAGGAATACATGAAGGTGACGACGCTGACAGGAGCAGAGGCAAAGACCGCAGCGAAGATGGCGGGAGAAATTGTCGAGATCTGGAACAAGTACATCGAGGAGATATACGAGAAAGAGAAAGAATGAGAGTCGATGTTAGTCGGGTGAGAGTTGAAGAGAGCCGTTTCTGTGTGATAAGGTATAGTCGAACGGAGTGACGGAGAGCTGGGGAGCCTCCGGAGCTCCGGGCATAGTTCAACGGAAAACCGAAGGCCAGGCGAAGGACGAAGGCAGACCGTGGAGCAACAAAGCTCTGAGACAAAACCAAAGAGCCAAACACACACCAAGAAGACAGAAGCGGACCGCGGGCAAGGGTCCGCTTTTGTTATAAGATCATAACTCATGATCGAAGCCTCCAGTTAGAAAACCCGGAAAGAAAACCGGCAGAGTACGCATGAAATATGACAGCAAGTGGAAACGGAAGCGCGAAGCCATACTGGCACGCGACGGATATCAGAGCCAGATCGCGAAGAGATTCGGACGCATGGTCCAGGCGGACACAGTTCACCACATTCTGCCGGTGGAATTCTTCCCGGAGTACAGACTGACGAGCTGGAACTTGATCAGCATCACGGCAGCGGAGCACAACAGGCTCCACGAGAGAGAGACGCACGAGCTGACAGACGAAGGCATGGCACTGGCATTAAGGACAGCCAGAGCACACGGTCTGGACATGGAGGCGGTAAGGAAAAGAATGGAGAAATCGGAATGAAGGTCAAGTACAAAGGCGAGAGCTGCGAACTCATTCAGGAGATCAACGGGACGCTGGTCGTGGTCCAATACCACGGCATGCCGATACTGGCGGAGCGCAAAGAGGTGGTCGCACCAGGGGACGAGAAGAAGAACGCAGCACCGGAAGATGCACAGCAGAAGATCGCAGCACCAGGGGACGATCGGTCGGAGAACAAACGCAGGGGCGGGAGCAGAAAGACCGAGACCAAAGCAAAGAAGAAAGCGGAGGCGAAGAAGTAATGGCACGAGAGGAAGCATGGAGGACAGACAAGCCGGAGCGGCCGGGACTGTACAACTGCAGAATTGAAGGACACGAGATGCCTCTGCATTTCAAGAAGTGTCCGTTCACCGGCCGGACATACTGGCTATACGTGGACGGGACAGACCCGGATCCGAATAAAAAAATCGAATGGCGACCAGGCAAGGTCATGTTCGGATAAAAAATAATTTAATTCACGATATAAGGCACCAAACAGCGCCATAGAGCGACGAAACGAATCGAAGCGGACAATCGAGCGGCGGGCAGAAGAGACCCGCCCCGGGTCCGCTTTTTTGATGCGCATTAGGGCCAACGGCGCGGGGGAGGCATTTATATCCAAAAGAGAATTTTTTGACAAAAGGGGGACGCCAGAAGGCGAAACCCGGAGCAAAAGAGCCGGAAATGTATCGGTTCTGCACAAAACGGAATGAAAGCGAGAGAACAGAATGAAAATCGTGGAAATTGAGCTGGAGAAGCTGAAACCATACGAGAACAACCCTCGAATCAATGACGAGGCGGTTCCGGCGGTCGCGGAAAGCATAAAAGAATTCGGATGGCAGCAGCCGATCGTGATCGACAGGGAGAACGTGATCATCGCAGGCCATACGAGGTATAAAGCAGCGATGAAGCTCGGCTTGAAGACGGTGCCGGTCAAATACGCAGACGAGCTGACAGAAGCGCAGATCAGGGAGTACAGACTGGCAGACAACAAGACCGCAGAGCTGGCGACCTGGGATGACGAGAAGCTGAAAGAAGAGCTGACGAAATGCGGAGACTTTGACATGAGCGCGTTCGGTTTTGATGATTCCGATTACGAGGAGGACCCGAACGAGGCAGTCGAGGACGAATACGAGGAGACGAAAAACGAGATCGAGCCGGTCGCAGAATACGGGATGGTCTTCGAACTCGGAAGCCACAGGCTGATGTGTGGAGACAGCACAAGCAAAAGCGACCTCGAAAAATTATTGGGGGGGGTACAGCCGAAATTAGTATTCACTGATCCGCCATACGGGGTCGCAATTGGAGACAAGAACAAGTTTCTGAACAGCGTCCAGCCTTCTGGACGCTGCACCGAGAACATCGAAAACGACACGCTGGGGACAGAGGAGCTGCACGACATGCTCGTGGCCGCTTTTACAAATCTGAGAGAGCACGCTGCAGAAGACTGCTCTTATTACGTAACAGCACCGCAGGGAGGAAGCCTCGGCCTGATGATGATGATGATGAAGGACGCGGGACTCGAGGTTAAGCACAACCTCGTCTGGGTAAAGAACAGCGCGACGTTCAGCATGGGCAGGCTTGATTATAATTACCGACACGAGCCGATCTTCTATACATGGGGAAAGAAGCATCGCTTTTATGGTAATTACGACACGACCGTCATCGACGACACGACCGTCATCGACAAGATGACGAAATCAGAGCTGAAAGAAGCGCTGCGAGCATACCAGGCGAAGGAACCGGATTCCGTGATATATTGCGACAAGCCGATGAAATGCGATCTTCACCCGACAATGAAGCCGATCAAGTTGATCGCAAGATTCGTTGTGAACAGCAGCCGCAGGGGAGACCCGGTCGCGGATATCTTCGGAGGAAGCGGAAGCACGATCATCGCGTGCGAACAGCTCGGCCGGAAGGGATACACGATGGAGCTGGATCCACATTACTGCGACGTCATAATCGACAGATGGCAGAAGTTCACCGGAGAGAAAGCGCGGCTGATTGAGAAATGATTCAGGAAGAATGGAAGACGAAAATCACAAGGATCTGCGTCGAGGCGGGCACATACAAGCCGTTCTTCGATGAGGTAATAAACCAGCTCGCACAGATTCTGGAAATAAGAGACAACGCAACGGCGGAGTTCGTGCAAAGCGGTAACAAGCCGGTCATCATACATACGAACAAAGGCGGACACGCGAATATAATTAAAAACCCGGCGCTGGTAGTAATAAACGAGTGCAACCAGCAGGCGCTGGCATACTGGAGAGACCTCGGCCTGACGCCGAGCGGATACAAGAAATTGAACGGGGACGCAGTACAGCAGAAGGACACGACATTCGAAGAGGCGCTCGCGAAGATCGGAGTGTAAGAGAATGAAAAAATATGACGTTGTATATTTTCTGAAGCCGGACGAGGTAAACAACGAGGCGCGGTGGTCGCTCCGAAGCATCGAGAAGAACATGGATCACGGAGCCGTCTGGTTTTATGGCGGACAACCGTCCGAGCTGATCCCGGACAGAAGAGCGCCGATGATACAGAGCGACAGGCAGACGAAATGGCAGCGAGTGCGGGAGATGCTGGCGGCGGCGTGCGAGAACGACGAGATCACGCAGAAGTTCTGGCTGATGAATGACGACTTCTTTGTGCTTCAGAAAATGGAGAGCGAGGGGCCGTACTTCGGAGGAGATCTGCGGTCACATATTCTGTCGATAGAATACCGGCACGGGAATATCACACCGTACACGGCAGAGCTGAGGACGTGCGAGGCGATGCTGGAAGAGACAGGACTGCCGACGTTTAATTATGCGCTGCACATTCCGATGCTGATAGACAGAAAGAAAATGGCGGAGGCGCTCCAGGCGTTCCCGGGGTGTCCGATGTTTCGCAGCATATATGGAAATTACGCAGAGATCGGCGGGAGCTACCACGAGGACGTGAAAGTGATCGGACAGAACGAGCTGATTCCGGAGGCTGCAGACTTCGCAAGCACGACGGACGAGTCGTTCGGATACGGAGCGGCAGGAGCACAGATCAGGTCAATGTTCCCGGAGAAATGTAAATACGAGATATAAGAGACACGAGATGAACCAGAATGAAAACAAACAAGAAAGAGGTCGACCAGTACGTGGAGGACGTGCTGACAGGCAAGGAAAAAAGAGCGGGGGCCGAGGTGGTCGCGGCATGCGAGAGATTCAAGAAAGACCTCGACCGTGACGACCTGGAACTCCGAACACACGACCCGGACGTGGTAATCGCGATCATGGAGAAAACGCTGGTCCACATGAAGGGCGAGACGATGAAGGGCGAGCCATTACTCGGCAAGCCTTTTTTATTGCAGCCATTCCAGAAGTTCATCATTTACAATCTGCTGGGCTTCTGGTATAAGGGCACGCAGGAACGCCGATTCAAGGAGGCGTTCATCGAGTTCGGGAGAAAGAACGGGAAGACGAGCTTCATCGCAGGATTCGCATGGGCGGTGAGCATACTGCAGAGGAGGAGCGGGTCCGCGGTATATATCGTGGGCGCAGCATTAGCACAGGCGCTCCAGAGCTTCGACTTTTTGAGGTTCAATCTGCGGTATGCAGGACTCGAGCCGAAGTTCCACATATTAGACAACAGCTTCAGGCACAAGATCAGTTATGAATTCGTGGGAGCGGACGGGAAGCCGGACGGATCCATCGACATCAATGCGCTCGCAGCGAATCCGGACGCACAGGACTCGTTCAACTGCAATTTTGCGATCTGCGACGAGGTGGCATCATACAAGAAACCGGCGCAGTATAACCGATTCAAGGAAGCTCAGAAAGCATATCTGAACAAGCTGATCGTGGGAATCACGACAGCAGGAGACAACGTGAACTCGTTCGGATATAGGCGCCAGGAGTACGCTGTCAAGGTGGCGAAGGGAATCGTGAAGGACGATTCGCTCTTCGCATTCATCGCAAGAGCGGACCAGAACGACAAAGGCGAGGTCGACTTTACGAACGCAGAACAGCACATGAAAGCGAATCCGAATTACGGAGTCACGATCAAGCCGGCGGAGATCATGCAGGACGCACTCCAGGCACAGAACGACCCGCAGCAGAGGAAGGACTTTCTGTCGAGATCGCTGGACATATACACGGCGAGCCTAAGGTCGTGGTTTGATATCGACGAGTTCCGAAGGAGCGACAGCAAGTACAACTGGACGCTGGACGAGCTCGCGAAGATGGACATCAACTGGTACGGAGGAGCGGACCTCTCGAGAATGTACGACTTAACGGCGGCGGCATTATACGGACAGTACAACAACGGAGAAGAGAACGTGGAGATCATAATCACGCACGGATTCTTCCCACTGGCCGAGGCAGTACACAAAGCAGACGAGGACAACATTCCGCTGTTCGGGTGGAAGGACGACGGCTGGCTGACGATGAGCAACACGCCGACGGTGAACGTGACAGACGTCGTGAACTGGTTCATCGAGATGCGCGAACGCGGGTTCAAGATCAAGGAGATCGGGCACGACCGGAAGTTTGCCGGGGAGGAATACATTCCGGCGATGCAGGCGGCGAAGTTCAGGATCGTGGATCAGCCACAGTTATATTACATAAAGTCAAAAGGCTTCAGGAAGATCGAGAAGGCGGCCAAGGACGGCCGTCTTTATTATCTGCACAATGAAGCTTTTGAATATTGCGTCAGCAACGTGAGAGCCATCGAGAAGATCGACGACCAGATCCAGTATGAGAAAGTACAGCCGACGCAGAGAATCGACCTCTTCGACGCTTCCGTTTTTGCAGCGGTGCGGAACATAGAGGCCAGCAGTAAGCAATTAAAAATAGAAAAATGGTGGGGTTAAAAAGTGAAGAACTTCGATTCAGCAAAAAGAATGAAGCAGACACGGAGCGGAGCAAGGCTCGGGCTCGTTGTAACAGACAGACCGGCAGACTGCAAAGTTCCGGGATATACAAATCTCGAGGACTGCCCGGAAATAACAGCCGGGTGTCTGAAGATCGCGCAGCTGATCGGATCCATCACGATCCATCTGATGAACAACCGGGAGAACGGAGACGAGAGGATCATCAACGAACTATCGAGAATGATCGACATCGAGCCGACGCCGGAGCTGACGAGGCAGAAGTTCATCGAGTTCGTGGTCATGACGATGCAGCTGAAGGGCAGAGGGAACGCAGTTGTTCTTCCGCATACACGCGCAGGATATCTGAGAAGGCTGGAGCCGATCGCAGCGGACAGGGTCGCATTCATACCGGAAGGGCGGACCAAGTACAAGGTCCAGATCGACGGGAGAACGTTCGACCCGAGAGACGTGCTGCATTTTACATTCAACCCGGATCTTTTATATCCGTGGAAGGGTAAAGGCATCAACACGACCATAAACGAGGTCGCGCACGGACTCAGACAGGCGCAGGCAACGAAGACCGGATTCCTGGCGAGCGAGTACAAGCCGTCGATGATAATCAAGGTCGACGCGATGGACGAGAACTTCGACACACCAGAGAAGAGGGACATGCTCCTGGACAAGTACGTGGCATCGACAAGCGTAGGCAGGCCGTGGATCGTTCCAGCAGAACAGCTGGACATTCAGACGGTGAAACCGCTCACGCTTTCAGATCTGGCGATCGCGGACGATATCACGATAGACAAGAAGACGGTGGCATCGATCCTGGGCGTTCCGGCATTCGTGCTGGGCGTGGGAGAGTACAAGCAGAGCGAATGGAACAACTTTATTCAGAACACCATCGGACCGATCTGCACAAGTATGCAGCAGGAGATGACGAAGAAGCTCATCACGAGCCCGAACTGGTACCTGAAATTCAACACGCTATCGCTGATGGACTGGGACATCAAGACGATCACGAGCGTCTTCTGCCAGCTGAACGACAGAGGAATCGTGGACGGGAACGAAGTCAGAGACCGCCTCGGTATGAGCCCGAGAGAAGGACTGGACGAGCTGGTCCGTCTGGAGAATTACATTCCGGCAGACATGGCCGGAGCGCAGAAGAAATTAAACCCGGACGAGTAGGAGGGAAACATGGACAGGATAAAAGAGAACAGGACCGTGAGAGCGATCCCGTCGACATTTGAAACGAGAGAAGACGGAGAAGAGAAAACCATCGAGGGTTACTTCTCCGTTTTTAATAGCAATTACGAGATCGCACCGGACATGAGCGAGAGCGTGGCTCCCGGTGCTTTCACAAACACGCTTTCAGGAGACATTCGTGCGCTGGTGAATCATGACACAACGCTCGTACTCGGCAGAACGAAAGCCGGAACGCTGGAGCTGAAAGAAGATTCACACGGACTCTGGGGCCGCATCAAGATCAATCCGAACGATCGAAGTGCAATGGACTTATGGGAACGTGTGAACAGAGGCGACGTGGACGGCTGCTCGTTTGGATTCGATATCCTCGACGAAGAGTCGGAATTCAGAGAGGACGGCTCGATCCATTGGACCATCAAAGAGGTCAAGCTGTACGAGGTGAGCTGCTGCACATTCCCCGCGTATGAAGATACAAACATCACAGCACGCGAGAAGGACAGAGAGGCCATCAAAGCCAGGAGTCTGGAAGCGTGGAAATCACAGATGAAGGAGCGAATTGAAAATGCTTAAGGTTTTAATGCTTGGGAAAGAGCTCCGCGATCTGAAGAAGAAGCTGGAGGAAGCGCAGGCAGAATCCGCAAATCTTGAGAAGCGCGAAGCAGAACTCGCGAATGACATCGAAGCGGCAGAGACAGACGAAGAGAAGAAAGTCGTCGAGGAAGCCGTTTCAGAATTCGAGAGAGACAAAGACGAGAATGGAAAGCAGATCGCAGACCTCGAGAAGCGCGTGAGCGAGATCGAGGCAGAGATTGAAGAAGCGGAAGCAAAGCAGGAAGACCCGGAGCCGGAGAAGGATCCGGAACCGGAGAAGAGAGAGGACAAAAAAGACATGAACAAATCAACTAAGTTTTTTGGCATGGCTGCCGATGAGCAGCGCGCACTTTTTGAACGCGAAGATGTGAAAGCGTTCAACAACGAGATCAGAGAAGCCATCAAAAACAGAAGAGACATCACCGGCGGACAGGTAACAGTTCCACAGGTTTATCTCGGACTCATCAGAGAGAATATCATGGAATATTCAAAACTCTACAAGCACGCCAACGTTCGCGTCGTTAGCGGCGACGGAGTCGAGGCAGTAATGGGAACAATTCCGGAAGCAGTATGGACACAGTGCTGCGCAAACATCAACGACCTGAGCCTGAGCTTCAGCGCCGTGGAAGTCGGCTGCTGGAAGGTCGGCGGATTCTTTGCACTTTGCAAAGCGACAGCCGAGGACAGCGAAGAAGACCTCGCAGCAGAGATCATCACAGCACTCGGCCAGGCAATCGGACTCGCACTGGACAAGGCGATCGTCTTCGGTCTTGGCACAAGAATGCCACTCGGATTCTTCACAAGACTCGCACAGACAGCACAGCCTGCTGACTATCCAGCAGATGCAAGACCGTGGGCTGATCTTCATACATCAAACATCAAGAAGATCACAGCAGCGAACAGCACAGGCGTGAAACTGTTCCAGGAGATCATCACAAACGCAGCCGCAGCGAAGGGCAAGTACAGCAGAGGCGAGATGGTTTGGATCATGAACGAGACCACATACACAACGCTGAAAGCACAGAGCATGAGCATTAACGCAGCCGGCGCAGTAGTGGCAGGAATCGAGGGCACAATGCCGGTCATCGGCGGAGCCGTCGAAGTTCTGGACTTCGTTCCGGACAATATGATCTTCGCAGGATATATGGATCTCTACCTGCTCGCAGAGAGAGCCGGCATCGAAGTGACAGAAGACAGAAGCGTCAGATTCCTGAACGACCAGTACGTCTGGAAGGGTACCGCCAGATATGACGGCAAACCGGCAATCGCTGAGGGATTCGTCGCGATCGGAATCAACAACACAGACCCATCAGCAGCGTCTATCACTTTCGCGCCTGACGCAGCGAACACAGAGGAATCAAACTAAAGGGAACGAACAAGAGGCGAGGTGACGGACCATGACAGCAGAAGAAAGACTGGCGGCGCTGAAGATCGATCTCGGCATAACTGCCACGGAATACGACAACAGGCTGGCGCAGTATCTGACCACCGCTGAGGCGAGGATCCAGAGAGAAGGCGTGACGCTGGACTCGAACGACCTCGACCACGAGTCGCTGGTCATAAGTTACGCGAGCTGGCTCTGGCGGAAGCGCGACACAGGCGAAGGCATGCCGCGCATGGTCCGTTACCAGCTCAACAATCTGATTTTTCACCAGCACACAGAAAGCGAGCAGAAAGTGGGCGGAGGCGCAGATTTGATTAATG